AATTGAGGACATTTATCATCAATTGGGTTTGCAAGTGTTGTTAATGGTAATAATAGTAATAGTAATAGTTTTTTCATAGTTTTTTCCTAGTTATGCAGCTGCACCCCAAACATTTTCCCAATCACCCGATAATGCGCCTTTGGCGTAATCAGTAGCACGATTTTCAAAAAAGTTTGTATGTGTTGGAGCATTAATCATATTTTCCACCCATGGTAATGGATTCTTTTTCACTTTATAAACACCTTTCATACCAAGACTAATTAAGCGCCTATCGCAAATATATCGAATGTATTGTTTTACATCTGAAGCGGTTAATTCAGGCATATCACCCATCTCAAACGCAAGGTCAATAAATCTATCTTCAAGCTCAACCATCTTTTCTGCAATAGTGTAAATTTGGCCTTTTAATTCATCGTTCCAAATCTCTTTGTTTTCTTCTATATAGGTTCGAAATAATTTAATCATGGACTCTGTGTGCATCGTTTCATCAACGATTGACCATGTTACAATTTGTCCCATACCTTTCATCATACCATGACGAGGAAAATTAAGGAGCATAATAAAAGAACTAAAAAGCTGCATGCCCTCCGTGAAAGCAGAGAATACGGCGATGTGCCTTGCAGTTGCTTCAAGGTCACCATTTTTCGAACTAATGTTCGTAACATAATCGTGTTTATCCTTCATTTGTTGATAATCCATGAATTGATTATAGGTTGTATCTGGTAGACCTAATGTCTCAATGAGATGTGAATAGGCTGCAACATGAAGTGCTTCTCGAGCTGCAAATCCTAATAACATCATTCTCACTTCTGGTTGTGGAAAATAAGGTAGATAATTCTTTACATAACCGCCAGCAACATCTATATCGCCTTGTGTAAAGAAACGAAAGATGTGTGTAAGGAATTGTTTCTGTGATGGCGTCAGTTTATTCTTCCAATCTTTTACATCTTCAGCCATTGGAACTTCTGTATGTAACCAATGGGATTGCTCATGAGCTAACCATGCGTTATAAGCCCAAGGATAGTTAAATGGTTTAAAACTGGTTCTTTCGTCTGTAATTCTATAATCGTATTTCTTGGTCATATTCTTTTTTTTCTCTCTTTAAATATTCTTCCCTCAAACCATCCTAACCCAGGATGAATTTCAGTTCGTATGTGTTTTATTCCATTATTATACCATTTTGTACCACCAGCTGGATGATTCAATCCTTTTTTACCAATCATGCTACCTTTAATTTTCAATATCTCACTAACATGTTTTTTAGTTTGTTCATCGTGTTTTTTACCTAACATTCCTTTTGGATGTTCACCGCCATTTTCAAAAAAATGTTTTCTTTTTTCTGACATCACTTTTTTTGTTTTGTCTGTGTGTTTTGTGCCAACATATATTCTAGGTTTATTTTTATGAGATAGACTGATAGATAAGGCTCTTCTTTTCAAAACTTCTGGAGTTAAATTTAGTTTATTTTTTGTAATATAGTCAAAACCGCCATCTCCACCTTTTCTTAAATTATAAACATCATTACGAGATAAAAAGTCTTCAGTTACGATTCGTTTTTCTCTTTTTAACATCGCTTCTGTATCTGTGAAAGTTTCTAATATTTCTTTTTTGAAATTTTCAATACCGTATCTTTCAATAGCTTGTTTTATAATTTTACCTGAACCCATATACCCATCATTAATATTTTTAGTTTTATGAACACCGATATAAAACCTATTATTAATTAGATTTGTAATTTTATAAAGATAATAGTGCATAATGACCTCCTATCTCTATTTAGTAATATAGAGTTTTCAGTCTAACCTTGACAAGCTAGACATTCGTTGCCTTCAGCTATAGCTTTTAAATCAATTTCTTGCATTACTTGTCTTTCAATTTTTTTGGCTACCTTGTCTGCTTTACCAATTTTCTCTGAACGACAATAATAGAGCGTCTTTAATCCTTGAGACCAAGCCATGAAATGAATTGCATGGAGATATTTTACATTCACATCTGGTCTAAAGAATACATTCAGCGACTGTGCTTGGTCAATATACTCTTGGCGGTCAGCTGCATGTTGAATAACCCAACGCTGGTCAATTTCCATAGATGTCTTGAATACATCTTTTTGCCAATCATCAAGAATATCCAAATGTTGTGCTGAACCATCATTCGCAATAATTGAAGACCATACTTCATTGTAATCTAATTTAGGATCTTCTTCACATTTCTTTTTAATGATATCATCCAAATAACGATTCTTATTTAAAAAAGCACCACTTAATGTATCTTGTCTGTAAGCATTAGCACGATAAGGCTCAATAGAAGGGCTAGTGTTACCCATAATGATTGATGAACTAGCGTTAGGAGCAATAGCCATAAGATGACTAAAGCGATTACCTGTGCCTTTGGCGTCAGGCGCTTCACCACGCTCTGCACCCAATTCTTGATTAGCTTCATTTAATTTACTCCTAATATTATTAAACATGGCCTTATTACGACCAACGGTCATTGGATTTTCCCATGGTAGATTATTTTTTTGTAAATAAGCATGGAATCCTAGAGCACCAACGCCAATACTTCTTTCACGGGTGGCAGAATATTTGGCTCTTTTGATTTGTTTAGGTGCATTATCAATAAAATGTTGTAAAACATTATCAAGCATCTCTGCAACATCTTTTAAAAAGTGTTTGTTATCTTTCCAATCATCATAATATTCCAAGTTGAGTGAAGATAAACAGCATACAGCTGTTCTATCACCGTCAGTTGGCAAAATAATTTCAGAGCATAGGTTTGATTGACGAATCTTGAGACCTAAATCTTTTTGCCATTGAGGCATGGCTTCATTACTTGTATCAATATAGTGAATATAGGGTTCACCTGTTTGCATACGCATTTCAAGGATGGATTGCCATAAGGCTTTTGCTGAAACAACTTCACGCACTTCGCCATTATGGGGGTCTTTTAATTCCCAATCATCATTCGCATTTGGATCAATCATACACCTTTCGATGATGTGCATGAAATCATTGGTGATATTAATACCATGGTGTAAATTTAAGCAACGCATATTCTGGTCGCCAGTTGGTTTACGCATTTCAAGGAACATCATAATATCTGGATGCGAAATGCCTAGGTAAGCTGCATAAGAACCTCGGCGGGTTCGGCCTTGGCGATAAGCCAAAGATGAAGCATCATATGTTCGGAGATGTGGCATTACACCAACAGATTTATCATCGGTTGAACGAATACCAATGCCAATACCAACACCGCCTCCAAGCATTGAAAGCCAATTTACTTCCGATAATGTTTCAACAAGACCTTCGGCTGAATCGTCCAAATAAGGTAAGAAACAAGAAATAGGAAGACCACGCTTGCTACGACCGAAAGAAAGGATAGGAGTAGAATAAGAAAGCCAATGCCTACTAGCGTAATCATAAAGCCGTTGTGAATGTTCCGAATTAGATCCAAAAGTTTTTGATACATATGCAAACCTTTCTTGAGGTGACTGCTCATCTTCACGCATATATGATTCTTTAAGTCTTTTTAACCCAAGCTCATCAAAAAGAGAATCACGAGAATAGTCTATCTTTATATCGTGAACGATATTAGTCATCCAAAAACTCCAAATTATTAAAAAATTACAGTAAGATTAAACGCAAGATGTGACGGGTTATGTGTGTTATATTTTTTTCCAAAATACAAAATTTGTTTGTGCTTCTAAACCAGAGAAGGTGCTTCTACTTATAATACTTTCAATCTCATCCAAAGGTATTCCTGATAAATATATTTCATTGATATCTTTACTGCCAGAAAGAGTGGTTGGCCAAATAACAACATCGTGTTGCGATTTGATTGCATCTTGCATCATCTTCACAATTTCTTTATTACGAGGCTCTTGGTCGTAGATTAGTATTTTCTTGGGTGCATTGATGCTTTTAGCAACAGTTGTTAAGTTAGCATCTCCCGAGGCTACACAATTATTCAAAAATAAACTATCAAGGGGACCTTCAACAATTTTGACGGGCTTTGATAAGTCCACACGATCCATTCCATAAATTAATTTGTTATCATTATCATTGGTACGAATGGTGATATATCTTAAAGTCTTATCACTATTTTCCAATGCACGGCCGGATACAGCAATTAAATCATTATACTCATTATAGTAAGGAATAATAAGGCGAGCATCATCGACCAATTGTTTTCCATGGTTAGGAACTAAAGCATCAACAAATTGTTTGTAGTGTGAAGTGAATAAAAGCCGTGAATAATGTTCTTTGGGAACTTTTCGTTTTTCCAAATAGGTTAAACAGAAATGGCCTTGGGGAAGTTTGTCACAAAATTCTGCGTGTTCAAATACTTTTTGTTTATCTATCTTATCAAACCTTGGTGATGGTATATCAAATGTAGGTTTCTTATAATTTGAATTACCATTTTCACCATCGGTATATCTTTCCATAGTATATTCTTTATGAAGGGATTGGTCAACATGGTAAATTAAATTACCAACAGTTGTACCAATGCCACAATTATGGCATCGATAGAATAGATTGTTACTTTTTTGAAAAACATAACCACGAGCTTTGGTGTGATGTTTTTTAGAATCACCACAATAAGGGCAAGAGAAGTTCCAAAGGTAATCATTTTTCTGCTTAAAGTTTCTTAAGCGAAGGGAAATTAACTTTAGGTATTTTGAATCTGTAATAAGCGACATAGAACCATACTATAACACAACTTTTAAGAAATGTCAATCACTTTATAAAAGAAAGTATGGCTGGCAATTGAAGTTTGCCTAATAAAAATCCTGCCATTAATACACCACCAAGAATCATCCATTTCCATTTTTCAATTTCTGCCACAGAATCTCTAATTTTAACTTTATCATTTTCCTTATGTTTAATAAGGTCTGAACGAAGGTCATCGATTCGGGAAGTAATATGATGTTCTACCTGGTCGATACGCTCATGGAGCTCACGAGTAACGGTAGTAATTCTTGAATGAAGTTCTTTGATATCGTCTTTCATTTCTGCTTCCGATTTCTCGTGTTGGTCGTGTTTTAATTCATGTAAGGTAATCATTCTCAAAATATTGACATTTACTTCTTGAAGTTTCTCAATAGATTCAGAAAGTTTTTCACAAAGGGTATTAGTTTGCTCAACATCTTTCGTAAGCAATCCAACGCCCAATTTTAAATCATTAATGTCCTCGTTATCTAGTGACATATTTAACCATCCATTCGACTGTTGCGTGGAGCTGGTTCGTCAGCAGATACGGATGCTCTAGGAACTACAGGAGAAGCCGTGTATCCATTTGGATCTAATCCATTATTAATACTCGCCACCTTTTCTTGACCACGAGTCCAGGCTGATATGCCTAGAATAGCACCAAAGGCAATATGAATTAATCCACCACCTTGGAGTGTTAATGGTTGCCACATACCAATGGCTTGACCTGGATTCCAATATTGTAATAAATTATAAAGAATTGGTCCAATAATAAAGTCAAATAGATTAATCATCATATAAACAATGGCCATCATAGGACGCCATTTTTTGGTCATCCAATCTTCTTTATCTAATTTTAAAGATTTTGCTACATATTCTGTCATTTACTATCCCCTTATAGTGCAAGTGATGCTACATTAATTAAACTCGAAACTAACTCATTAAGTTTTGTTTTTGTTTCTAAATCACCAGCGGCAGTTGCAATAGCTTTACTGTGTTCTAAATCAAGAAGTAATTCTTTATATTCACTTCCGGTGATACTATTTTCTTCATATCGATTTTTTAAATCTTGAGCTTCCCTGGCAAAATTCACTACGGCTGAATTTTCAGATTGTAATAATTCGTTTAATAAACTCATCTTGGTTTAGCTCCTATAACATTTTGAATAGTCACGGCATTTTTTTCAATGATGCCAAATTTAGTGGTGCAATAATTTAAACTCACAGGATCTTTAGAGTGATATCTTTCATTAAGACCTTTAATGATTTCAGATAATTCAAAAGACATTTTAACTGTTTCTTCGTTTTGTGGAATCGATTGAGAATAATTTTTTAATTCAATAGATTTAAATAGATGTTATCTACCACAGGAACAATTTCTGGTGTTCCACATTTAGCCGAACCTAGGTTTGCTTGTGTCCTAACAGTATTCACTAACATATACTCGTTGTTATCAAACTTAGCCATGTTCCAGGCTTTGTATAGTGTAGTTTGTTGGATTGTTGCACAACCAGTTAATGTTAATAAGAATAATACCAATAATATCTTTTTCATTTTACTTCCTCAAATATTTTTCGTTGACTATTATACCATTCAATCCAGGCATCATTTTGTTCTTTTAGTTTATGATACTCGCCATAATTATTATTTACATTATCAAGTAAATCAGATAATTTCTTTTTATTTGGATCCAATGGATGTAATTCTTCTGCTGGTTTTAATAATGGTTCAGGTGCCTGAGGGAAATTCATCCTCACAGGAACACTTGTTGCACAGCCAGTTAGTAATAATGTAATCAATATTAATTTTTTCATTTGGTGCCATTCTTAATAGAACTATTGTAAATATCAATAGCTTTATCATTCAATTTACATTCAGAATCAATAATAACTTTATGTGCATTTATTTCTTGTTTATTATTAGTCACATTTTTTTGAATTATTTTAGTTTTTTCAAGGACTTTAGCATGAAGTTTAGTATTAGCTTCTTTTGATTGTGTTTCAGCTATTTTAACTTTTTCTTCTAGGGCAGCAACTTTTTTTCGCCATTCCGTTTCAGCACCAATACCACCTTCAAAATATAAACCAGAAACAAATAACACAATACTTAATGAACGAATTAGTTTAACATACGGTGCTATAAAAATAAAGTGGTCTAAAATATTACCAAATACCCATGTCAATGCAAGGCCAAGAATACCAAGGCCAAATATAATATGAACAGCTAATATCAACCAAGAATCAGGAATAAATGATAACATCCACATTATTGAGGTTTCTTTCTACGAATAAATGATAAAAATGGAGTCAATCCTTTTTTCTTATTCACACCAGGTTCGCCTTGAGCACCAACACCTATACCAGCAATATTACCACCACCAGCAACATTTGCTGGCATGTCTTCTTGCATGGGCTTACACTTTTGGTCAGTATTACACCAATACATTCCTACACCACATTCTTTTTTAAATTCGTTTGCCATTTATACTCCATATCTTCCACGCAGAGCGTTAAAGTTTTGTGTAACTTCAATTGATGTTAAAGCACTATTGTATATTTTCCAAGCGCC